TTTATACTTGTTTGTTTTTTCTCTTTCTGTATTCTTCTTATAAATGCGTAATATATTATTTGAGTAAAGTAGGCAAAAGGGTTACTTGATTTTTCAGGATCGAAGTTTGCTACATATTGTAAACAGTTTTCGATACCATCAGATATCATATCCTCTTTATATGTGTAATTAATAAAATTAGGTCTGTATGATAAGTGATTTGCTATTTTTAAAAAACACTCGCCTATGTAGTCATTAATTTTAGGGTCTCTATGATTTCTCTTACGAGCAGAAAGCACCTTCTTACGATACTTTTTCATTTCTTCAAGAAACTTTTTATTATCTACATAATGCTCTGTTTTTTTCTTTTTCAATTGTACAGTCATAATGTTTTACATTCTATCACAAAATAGTATTTTTGTCAAGCCGTATATACTATATTTTGTGATTATTTTTTTTTATTAAAAGTGCTTGACAATTAGTGTAAAAGGTTGTATAATGCGGATGTGCCGCTTTGATAAGGTATATACCTATTGCTTAGTTTTGTTACCTTTTAAGTAATCTAACATATCAAAATAGTCTTCGTCATTCATTTTTTCCATCATCTCATCAAACTGTTGGTCCATCGACATTTTTGTTTGCAGCGGTTCTAGGTCTTTTTTCATACTTGGAAATAACCCCATTCTAACATTATCATAGTATTCTGTCAAGTTTTTATTTGGCGAACCTATGGTTATTATGTGTGTTCGTAAAACAGAATATACTCTATCAGTTGTTTGAAAAACTAGAGGCGTCAAAGACATTTTTTCTTCTACATAACCTACCTTATCACCTAACACACTTTCGTGTATTCTTATTTTATAAGGTTCTGTAAGTCTTACAAAAGTTGAACCTTCTGTATGTGTGACACCAGCAATAACTTGTTGACCATTTGCCAACATGATTACCTTAGTTACAGGTATTTGTATTTTTGTTTCTTTAACTTTTTCTGTCATATTAGTATTTATGTTATATCAACGTGGTGCAACTCATAGTCGAACTCTTGTTCAGAATATGTGTTTATTCTTTCCATAAAGTGATTAAGGGTAAAGTTCTTTCTTTCTTTGTAACTAAAGTCATCAGCAATATCATAAAGAGTTGCTTTAACTTTATTATCACCAAGACGCAACCCACGACCAAGAGACTGTAGAATACGAATTTTAGATTTGGTAGGACTTGCGAATATAACATTATGTAAGTTCCTAATATTGATACCAGTAGAAAAAGTTCCGTAACTCGCCACAATGATTGCGTTGTTTTCATTTTCTGTAATACTCCTTATCGTTTCTCTATCTTTAGTCTCTGTGCCACCATAAACGAAAAACAACTTTCGTGTGTGTGGGTCTAAAGTGTCACCTATGAGATCATGTAAAATTTTACCGTGTTTCTCTACATACTGAAATAAAACTAAAGTATTACCTGTTTGATCTTTTGTGAGGTTCTTTATGAAGTTATTTCTTTTCTTATGTGATACTATATAGTCCATTTCTTCTTGATAGGTTAAACCCTTGACATTGATACATTCTTCTTTTGCATATTTTAAAATCAGGCATTGTATATTTAAATCTGCAAGTTGTTTCTTATCTATCAATTCTCTTGTTGTAGTAACATTAGTTACAGGTCCAAACAAACCTTCTAATACTAACTTGTGTACTTTACTGTCATCTAAGGTACCTGTTGTGCCTACTCTGTACTTTGCATTAACACAAGCACTCATAATTTTCTGCAACTCTTTAGATTTGTATAGATGTGCTTCATCACCTACAACACAATCAAACTGTTCAAAATATTTCTTATCAAATGTTGCAAGTGATTGCCAAGTAGATATCACGACAGGTTTATTTTCATCTATATCGTAACCGTAATATTTTCTTTGTACATGTTTCTCTGAGTCCCAACCATAGTCTTGAAAGTCTTTATACATTTGTTCTACAAGAGAAGTTGTTGGCACAATTAGTAAACTTCTTTTATGTAATGTTGTCATCATTCGAATGATACAATAAATGATTAATGACTTACCTGAAGCAGTTGGCGATAGTAATATTGAACGTTTGTGATTAATTGCGTGTGCAAATGCGTCTAATTGATAATCTCGTATTTTTAATGATTTCGTTAAAATTTTGTCGACAAACTTGGAAAAATCATTCCGAGGATGACCGCTAGTGCGTTTTTCCAAACCCTCGTGTATGGTAGTACCCCCTCGATTTTGCATAAAATAGTCAACATAGGGTAGCAACCCATAATATAACTTGCCTGTTGCTTTTGAAAATAATCTTATTTTACCGTCCCACCTCTTTGCACGAACACTTGGCATAAATGAAGCACCAGGTACTTGAAAGGTAAAAAACTCTGATAAGTCTTGTAACAGACCTAAGTCTTCACTAGTGCATTTAATATATGACTCGTTATACTTTGTTATTTTTAATTCGCTCATTTAATTCTTCGTATGATATATTTGTCCAGTTTTTTCTTATGTCTAATTCTTTTATGTTTTCACCTACATGTATAAATTCGTGGTCTTGGTATTTGTTTAGTAATCGTTTAGTATGATTTATCCAGTTATCTGGTTGTATTGCTTTTGCATTTGGTCCTACATAACCCACTGTTCCTTTATATAAATTATTGACCTTATCTGTTTTTGATACATAGTCATAACCTACTAGATAAACTTTTTTGTCTACATCTGATGCCATCAAAGCAATCAATACACCTGCATTTGTCTTTTCTTCTTGATACTTTCCTAATCCCATGACTTTATCTTTTTTCTTTGTCCACGTTATTTTATAACCTTCTTGATCTTGACTAAAATGTAATTTAAAATCATCTTCATGCCAATCTTTATTTTTCTTTCTAAATTCTTGCATAACATCTACATTATTTGCCCAACACACAAAAAATTTTTTCTTTTCATTTTTCCACACCCACTCATCAGTATAGTCATGAGGGTCAACATTACCTATAAATTTTGTAACTGTCTCAGGATGAAATAACTTATCATACATAGACGCAGGATTTTTTGACCATTGTTTAAGATATACAGGATTTTCAAAAGCATAACCACTACGATATATTTCGTGACATATATTATAGTCCATTGCAACTAAAACATCAGGTGCAAAATCTCTATACAGTCCATTACAACCATATATTTTACCAAAAGGTTTTAGTTTATGCAAATCAAAGTCTTTTCGACTTTCACCGTTACCTATACAGAATATCATTACATACTACCCATTGTAAACTTTTTCCACTCTATGGCATTTTTAATCTGAAATGTGCGATTGTTTATTTGTTTAAGTGTCTGTTCACAATAGTTACATATTTGTTTAAGATATTCTACTTTTTGTCTTTGTTTAATTATTTCATCATCGCTATCAATAAACTTATCA